GGATATGAAAGAATACATAGCACAAGAGGATACTCCTCATAGAGCAAGAGCAATAAGAAAACTTACTGGTTCTTGGGCTAGGATGCTACAAATTATTAAGGTGAGCTTCCCAGAGGAATGGGAGAAGGCAAATAATCCTCCTCCACCACCTAAGCCTGCAGCAAAGCCAAAGCCTAAGCCAAAAGCTTATGTTGCAAAAAAGGGGAAATAAATGAATAAAATTTTTAACTTAACTTCAAATTTTAAAGCAATTGATGTAAATGAAGATGGCAGCGTAAATATTAAAGGTTACGCAAGTACTAATGATCAAGACAGAGCTGGAGATATTATAGAACCTAAAGCTTGGTCAAAAGGTGGAATAGGTAATTATGAAAATAACCCTATCATCCTTTTTAACCACGATTATCATAATCCTATCGGTAAAACAACTGAATTAGGTGTTGATGATATTGGATTAAAGATAAAAGGTAAAATATCTAAATCAGCAGGAAAAATTAGAGATTTAGTTAAGGAAGGTGTTCTTGGAGCTTTTAGCGTTGGTTTCCGAGTCAAGGATGCTGATTATAATGAGGAAACCGACGGCTATAGAATCAAGGACGCAGAATTGTTTGAAATTAGTGTGGTATCAGTACCCGCTAATCAAGCAGCGACCTTCTCTGTGGCGAAGTCATTCGATTCTGATAAAGATTATCAGAATTGGAAGGCTAATAATGTCAAAACTGGTCAATCTATTACTATAGATTCACCAGAAGCAACAGTCAATCAGACTGTAATCAAGGAAACAGAAATGTCTGAAAATACAGAAAATTTCGATCTTGACGAATTTGCTAAGCAAGCTGCTGAAAAAGCAGTTGCAGCTTACGCAATGAAACAAGCTGAACAAAAAGCAAAGACTGAAGCTGAGGCTCAAGAAGCCGCAGACGAAGAAGCTGCTAAGCAAGCTGGTATTCAAGAAAAGAAAGCAGAAGTTGAAAGTATAGTAAAAGCAGGAACAGAAGGAGCAGAACGACTTGTCTCTGATCTAGAAGCTCGTGTTAATAAAGGATATACTAATTTAGAATCTGTTGTTGATGAACTGAAATCAGAACTGAAAGAAAAATCAGATGAAATCATCAATATTCGTGAATCTAAAAGAACTTTCTCCGATAGAGGAGAGAAAAAAGGTTTTTATAATTCTAAAGATATTGATGATGCATGGCTATTAAGTAAAGCATTAGGTAGACCTATGGAAGATACCACTTATGGTAAATCTGTCATAGAAAAACAAAATGCACACTCTGGTGTAGCCGTTTCGTCTGCTGATTTCGAGCAAGAAGTTTCAACAAATATTGAACGAGATATTCAGAACAAACTGATACTCGCTCCAATGTTTGAAGAAATTACAATGAATGCTGCAACAATGTTGATCCCTGTCTTACCAGACGCGGGATACGCAGAGTTTACTTCTAATCAAGCCGCAACGGGTTCAAGCCCACACGGTAACTTAGAAGAAAGAGGTGATACTTATGGATCTCCTTATGCAGGTATTGATTTAACAGAACGCTCACTGACCACGAAGAAACTTATTTCTACGAGTTATCTCGGAAATGAAACTGAAGAAGATGCAATTATGCCTGTTCTTCCTTTAATTCGTGAATCAATGATCCGTGCTCATGCTCGATCAGTCGAATCAGGACTTTTAGTAGGTAATCTCGCAGATGGACCATTCGGAACGAGTGGTGCATGCTTTGATGGTATTGTTACTCTCGCATCAGGCGATAGTGATAAAACTCAATCAACAACCGCATTCGCTAGTGAATCTTTGACAGCAGCTCACCTGTTGGCCGCCCGTAAAAATATGGGTAAATATGGTGTAAACGCAGCAGATGTTGTTTATATAGTTAACCAAACAGAATGGTTTAACTTAATGGACGACGCTGAGTTTCAGGACGTCAACCTAGTTGGCGATTCCCTCGCATCTAAAGTCCAAGGAGCTGTAGGAATGGTTTACGGATCACCAGTTGTACTGTGTGACGAGTTCGCTACTCCCGCTGTCGGCAAATACTATGCATGTGCAGTAAACCCTTCGATGTTCATTAAAGGACGTCTTAGAGGTATGACTGTCGAAAGCGACTATGAAGTTGCTAACCAACGTAGAGTACTTGTGGCATCACAAAGAATTGGTTTCATCGATAAGATCGATGCTTCCACTGCTAAGTGGGCACTACAATACAAAGCGTCTTAAAGCTGGGTAATCTGGGAGATTTTATTATCTCCCAGATATTTAGGGGTTATAAATGGATTTAGTTACTATAAATGATTACAAACAGTATAAGAAAATAGAGCACAATAAAGATGACAATCAACTTGGTGCTTTAGTTCCTGCTGTCAGTCAGTTAGTTAAAACCTATACTGGCAATGCAGTAGTAGATTATGCGACTATTAATAAAGTAGAAACTTTTGATATTTATG